GACGCTCAAGGCGCATGGCAAGCCGGTTAGCGACCTGGCATACAAGAGCTTGGCGCTCAAGTGCGCCGAGGCCAAAGACCACGAGCCAAGCGCGCGGGCGACCAAGGCGCTGTGGATGGCCGCTGGCAAGGCGCTCAAGTCAGACGAGATCATGCAGAGCGACCTAGCCAACTATGGCGACGAATGGGTTGGCGTGCAATACAGCAACCAGCTCTGGGAGTCGGTACGCGCCCAATCGTGGGTAGTCGACCGGTTGCCCAAGATCGAGGTACCGCCTGGCCACGAGTCGGTAGTGATCCCCGTGGAGGCCACCGATCCGACTTACTACAAGGTCGCACAGGCCGCCGATTCGCAGACTAGCGGCTGGCCTAACGCGACCGTCACGAGCTCGCAGGCTGGCACCGACAACCAGACGCTCACGCTCGCCAAAATGGGCGCGCGCGTGCTGTGGTCGGGCGAAATGGAAGAGGACTCGCTGGTGCCGTTTGTGAATGAGCTGCGGCGCAAACTGGAGCGCTCGGGCGCCGAGCAGCTAGAGCACGTGGTGATCGACGGCGATACCACGACCAGCGCGAGCACCAACATCAATGACGTCGCCGGTACGCCTGGTGGGACCGAGAGCTTCCTGCTGGTAGACGGCTTCCGCAAGTTGGCTCTCGTGACCAACACAGCCAACAGCCGCGACGCCGGCACTCTGACCGAGGACGACTACCTGGAGACGGTCAAACTGTTGGGCGGCGCGGGCAAGTATGCCCTAGAAAGCGCCAAAGTCACGCTAATCCCTGACGTGAACACGTACTGGAAGTCGCTCGCGCTGGCGTCCGTCAAGACCAAGGACGTGTGGGAGCAGGCGACGCTACGTGACGGGAAGCTCGTGGAGCTTTGGGGCTTTGAGCTGCGCCCGTCGGCGTTCATGCACTTTGACCCCAGCGGCACGATCACTGGCGCTTATGAGCTGAAGGCTAACAGCGCCGGCAAGCTCGATCTGGACACAACCAAGAACAACAGCACTGGCGCGATCCTGGCCGTGCGGTGGGACCAGTGGCGGTTCGGGTGGCGGCGGCGCATGACGCTGGAGACCACGCGCATTGCGCGCGCGGACACCACCGAGATTGTGGCGCTCATGCGGTTTGGGCTGATCTACCGCGACAATGATGCGGCCGCCATCAGCTACAACATCACGCTGTAGCGGGACAACTGAATAACGGGAGTCGGGCGAGCCGTCTGGCCCGACTCCGACCAGACCTAGCGGGGCTGACCTGACCGCTCGGGAAGGGAAAAGGTCACGACATGGCACAGACAACGTACCTAGCACGAAAAGACGAAGACGCGGACTTTGCAGCGTTGACCTGCGACTCGCTCGTGGTAAACACCGTCACGATTGATGCGGGCGCTATCACGCTGGCAGACGACGAGCTTCTGACCCTCGGCACTGGTAGCGACGTAACGGTCAAGTGGGACAGCACCAACCTGATCATTGCCGCCGCCGCCGACGACAGCCTGATCGAGGTGGGCGACGCCGCCGCGACGCAGAAGAGCTTTGACGTGAAGCTGTATGGCGACGCAGCCAACGGCGCGGACTACCTGCTATGGGACGCCAGCGCCAGCCGGCTCAAGTTCGAAGGCGCGATGGTAGGGTCCAACACCGTAGCCAGCACCACGCTGGACTTTGCCAACTGGATTCCCATCGAGATCGACATTGGCGGCACGACTCACTACCTGGTCGCGGCTCAGACGATTAGCGCCACTGGCAGCTAAAGCGACGTGACAAAGGGGGCGGTGTAGGAGCCGCCCCCAGCGAAGGGGGGAGCATGGACAAAGAGCGGCTGGAAGCGCGGCGCGCCAGGCTTACCGAGCAGCGCGAGCGCATGGTGGCAAATGTACAGCGTCTGAGCGGGGCCATCGCCCTGCTAGACGAGCTGATAGCGGAGACGGACGCGCCCGCCGCGCCTGAGCCGCCGAAGGAGACATAATGGCGCGAGAAAAACAGGTTTGGTATGACGAAAACGATGGGGCGCTGGTAGACGCGACGGTACATGCAATTCGGACCCTGGCGGGCGGCGCGGCCACGGCGGTCAGTCAGACGCCCACGATCACGGCTGGCGCGTACTCGGCGGGCGACGCCCTAGGCGGCAAGCTGACCTTTGCCGGCGCCGCGCGTGCGGCGGGCGGCACCGGCGTGATTCACAGTGTGGTGCTAACCGACGCCGCCAAGCAGGACGCCAACATCGATCTGGTGCTTTTTGACCAGGACTTTACCGCGACAGCCGACAACGCGGCATTCGATCCCAGCGACGAAGACCTAGCCAACGTGATCGGCATTATCCCAATACTCAGCTCCGACTATGCCGACTTCAATGACAACAGCGCGGCCAACGTGCGGCAGGTTGGGATGGTTTTCAAGTGCAATGGCACCGGAACGTCGCTATACGGCCAGATGGTGATTCGTGACGGCGACACCTACGCGGCAACGGACGACGTGACGGTCAAGCTGCTGATTTTGCAGGACTAGAGCATGGCGATCACCAACGGCTACGCGACGCAGGCCCAGGTCAAGGAACGGCTGCAAGACAGCTACGTCTACACCGCCGACACCCTGAGCTTTGCCGCCGACACCAAGCGCATCTCGGATAGCGCCTATGGGCTCAAGCGGTACCTGGAGGAGCAGATCATCCAGGTGAGCGGGAGCGCGTCAAACGACGGGCACTATACCGTGGCGACGGGCAACCAGGCGGGCTACGTCGTGGTGAACGAGAGCCTGAGCGACGAAAGCGCCGGGGAGGAGGTGACGGTCGCGCTAGCAGACCCCACGGACGACGCGATGCTAGAGGCCGTGATCGAGGCGGCTAGTCGTGCTATCGACAACCTGTGTGGCCGACGATTCTATGCCGCGACCGAGACGCGATACTACACAGCCAAAGACGGCTGCACGGTACTGGTCGATGACCTGCTAAGCGTCACCACGCTCAAGGTCGACACCAACGGCGATGGCACCCACGACACCACCTGGGATAGCGGCGACTATGTGCTTATGCCGCGCAACGCAACGCCCTACCGCTGGATTCGGCGGGCCCACGACGGTTCTAACTGGTTTTACTGTGCCGAGGACGGCATAGAGATAGCCGGATCGTGGGGCTATGCCAGCACGACACCCACGCCCATCCAAGAGGCGTGCGTTCTGTTGAGCATGCAACTGGCGGCGCGACAGGACGCGCTCTTTGGCGTAGCCGGGCCAGCGGGCTTTGAGCATCGCATCAATCACGCGATATCGAGCGACCCGCATCTAATGGCATTGCTCACGCCCTACATGAAGCGGTGGAGCTAATGGCACAAAGCGTAGTCGGTTGCATCGAACGCATCCAGACGATGGCGCGGGCAATGGGCGGCATTCGCTCGGCGCCTAACGAGCCGCCGGAGAAGGCGGGCGCCTATCCCTTCGCGCTGGCCTACGAAGGCGCGGGGCGATGGACCATCGGCGAGCCTGCGGGCGCGTTGACCTATCGCGGCGACGTAGTGCTAGAGATACACGTAGCGCGCAAAGACCTGCCCGCAGACGTGGTGTCCTTGCGGCGCTATATCGAGGAGCTACCCGAGGCGCTGGCGGCTGACCCGACGTTGGGCGGCAACGCCAGCACCATCGTGGGCGACGTGACGTTTGAGGGCCTGGTCGCGAGCGGCTACGCGGGCGTAGAGACGCTGGCCTACCGCTGGCGCGTACCCGTCAAGGTGCAGGTGATCTAGGGGGGGGCAGTTGAGCAAAGGCAGCACGCGCCACCGCAACCGCGCGCCAGTGACGCAGCCCAAGCCGGAGCCAAAGGGGAAGCCGATCCCGCGCATCATGATCGGCTTCCCCAGCGAGCGGACAGTCATGGTCGAGGCCATGAATGGCATCGTCGGGCTGGCGATGCGAGCGGGGCGGTACGGCTGGCCCATCGTAGACTTTCAGTACATGCGGACGGACTCTAACCGCGACCGGATGGTGCATTGGTTGCTGGAGAGCGACTGCGAGTGGCTGCTGATGCTGGAT